CCTTGTTTCTACGCGAACGGCTTTCACCGTTTATATTAAAATTAATTCTTTCCGGCTTGGTCTGCTTATACAAGACGGGAACAATTGCGATTATGAGCCTTTACACCTAGTTGGAACAAGTGTATCATATGCCTTAAAATCCTTAATACTCAGAGGAGCATCCACTAAAGTTGGATTATTTAGTGTTACTGACTCCTCTGGACTATACCATTCACAGGGATTAACCTGTAATAGTTCAGGATTAAAGAATAATGCTGACTCTTGATTAGTCGCACCCAGGGTGAATTCATCCGAGAATAACGAAATCTCTAAACATGGCGGCACCCCCAGGAACATATGAAAAGTCATATCGTCCCCGGCGGCCGCCGCAAAGAAAAGAGTTGAATCCTCCTCCATATCGGAGGTACCGACAACCATCTTCCAGATAGGTTGAGAAAATAACGTGTCGGCGCTCACCACATCAGGATATGGCACGGTGAGCAATGTTGGTGAATAATATGGAAATTGAAATTCTGCGAATTTCTTCTGACCTGGTTGTTCAAATGCGACAGGAGAATTAAACTGCGAAAACGCACTTATCTTACTGTCAGTTAGTGCTTGACCTCCTTCTATCCTCGCTGATATGAGGTCTCCTCCCTCTTTCCAATAAATTTTATTTCGTATACTTCCACGAACAAAAGTATACATACTTGCTACAAAAGATAATGGAGAAGGGTATGCTGACAAGACAAAGGATACCCACTCATAAGTGGTACCTCCTTTCTCTTGTGTACTATTTTTAAAGGTTATAAATGGTGGTCGCACAAAATCCACCATATTAGCACGAAAAGTAGTTTTAGGTGCCTTCACTGTGCTAAACATGAAAGCAAATCGGCGTGTGAGTGACGTAAAATCATTAAATTGTTCTCCAATTGTAAAATTTTCCACACTCATCTGAGAAACATCACTCCTATTTCCTGTTATTGAAGGTGGTGTGTCATTCATTATTGATTGGGTACGAGTAAATGTGAGGAAGTCTGCCGTATATTCTCCTCCCTGCTCTACAACCCGTTCATTAGTCGGAGCATCCTGTTGAAATCTTGTTGGAAACCAATGAACATCTGTCAGCCCTGCCACTCTAAAATCATCTCCTGCTCTATATTCAATAAGACACTCGACATTATTTGAAATAATAGGGGAAGCACAAATAAGAGGAGTTAAAGCTCTAAAAACTAAAGCCCCTGTTATAGAGGACCGATTCTTTAATGCACCAGCATCAAGAGGATTCAATCCTGAATCTACTGTTTTCCACGGAGTAGGGGATATAAAAGGTACAGAAAAAGAAATTTCACTTTGCTTTTCAAGATCAAGAATCAAGCGATAAACATAATCAAAACGATTAATCGTAGCATGAGTAGCAAACGGATGATAACTTATCTCTATACGACCTGAATGATATGTCGTTTTTACCACTCTCAATGTATATACCAACGAACCTGTCCAATATAAAAAAGGTGAAGTAATATAACTTAAAATTGTTGGCTGACTGACTTCAGTAGTGTCTAGAGGTTTTTCCGGTTTATCAATTTTAAAATCTGCTGGTATTAAAGCAGTCGGCGAAACAAGGATATTTTTCAGCTCCGTACCGTAATTTGTATTAATACCGTAACAAAATCCAGTTATTAACTGCGGAATACTCTTAAGAAAATCAAAATTTGTTTCTGAAAGATTAGTACCTCCCAGTCCAGGGTAAACATCTACAGCATTAAGTACATCCAATGCTAAAACGTGGGACTGGTCGGTACCATCTATATTTCCGAAATATTGCGAAGGACGCACTACGACAGTACTTCCTGCATGACTCATTATAGGTTTAGAAAAACCAAATATTTTTCCTATTGAACCAATTCCTACTAATATAGGTGACAAAATAGAGGTAGCTGTACCAGCTAAACCTCCAAATAAATTAGTGATTGGCTTCAAAAATGGTATGGTATTCCCTAACGTATTCCATCCTCTTACTGCTCCATTTCCTATATTCGATATTATGTTACCTGTAGACTCCATCGTTCGTACAGCCTGCACTTCAGATTGCGTAGCTTCCTTAGGTGGGGCACTCACCATCACAAAGTCTCCTGCCTGCTCCATAACTCCCACAGGCTTAACATAATGAATATCATTTATTTTAACAGTATTACGTTGTATAGCTGATGTAGGTGCTCCCAATTCTATATCCTCAAAATGCAACCATAGCAGACACTGTAAAGTAGTCTGCTCAGTCTCATTAAGGGGAGAATAGACTGATATATACAAATCAGCCCATGGAAACTCACCATGAATTAAATCATAAGAATTAAAAGGTGATATAAATGGAATTTTCAACTGAACCTCCGTCTGACTTGCAATATCCATCTGCACATTGTGCAACGCTTGAGCCATAGAGACATGCTTAGATAACCAAGCTCCTCTTGGATCCGTTAAGGATGGCATAGGCACAGCATACATTAACAACCGCCCAGCTTGAAAGGGTTGTGAATTTATTTCTAATCGCACCACCGCAGTTGCTCGAAATGAAGTAAAACCATCCAACTTCCCCTTTATCATTGGTGTAAAAAGCGCGTCAGGTATACGTATCGGTGGCTGTAGTAACAGCTGATTTCGACTATGAGAAGCAGTCCAATCAAATTTCTTAATAAGTTGTTCTCTCTGAAGATATGTCAAAATGCTATGACTCCTAGCATCTGTATGTTGTTCATTTCCTCTACTTGGGAGTACAGTTTCACCTGGCATAGGCTCCACTGTAACTCCTCCATCTTGCAAAAATGTCGTCAACTCTTGAACATCCGAAGAACTTGCTTGCGGCAAGTCATTACTTAAAATTTGATTTTGATTCATAATTCGGGTTGGCTATTAGTCCTAAAACGTTCGCCTCATTAAAAATATCTACGATGGAAAGTGCACGCACATTTGTATATTTCCACAGAAATATCGTATTCCAAAGTTATAAATTACGTCTATAAAAACGAGTCGAGGTGTTAATCCATAACATGTCGACCAAATAATGGGAGCTCTTTAATTCGCCACACTGAATAACAAAGAGTAATTACACAATGTACTAGCAATGAGATTACTTTAGGCCATAATACATATCTAACATGCCTAAAATTCTAGATCAATAGCCTTAACTATCATTCTCACATCTTCCTGATTCTTTAATCTCGTAAAAAAACCAAGATCTTCCTGCTGTTTCCTCAACACTGGAGACCACTGTTCCCAAACCTGTGGATCATGCAAAGAGAGCTCTTTCAAAGCCCACTCCAAATTCTCCACAGTCTGTAAACGTGGATCCGGACACCTATGCATCCACATAGGAGTCTCCAGTATAGTATCCAAAGATAGAGGAGCCAACCAGGAACCATCATCATCTCTAGAAAACCCCCTCTTAAGATATGATATCTCAGAGAGATCTCTAAAGGGCCTAGTCGCTTGAACATCCTTATCTTCCATTGTATAAGATAAACCTATTTCTTGAAAGAGGCCAGGAATAACGAGCTGATTAAAAATATCGATCTTAGATGGTGGTATGGAGACGATATGATCGTCCCCATATGCCACAATTCCACAATGCTCCCAAAACGAACGTGCAATGGACTCACGCACATTATTATGTGCTATCATCCAAATACATGAAAATGCTAAGTTCACAAAAATGGAATTGATAGGCGCCGTTAAATAGTGGCCCGAAGGCAACGAATGAGTCCACTGGTAAACCTCCTTACCAGTTATGTGAAGAGAGTTAAGCAAAGAGGACAAAAGTACTCTCATAACCACACAATCCTCATCAGAAGCTCCTAGGAATCGTCTAGATATTTCTATCAAAACTTCTCCAGAAGCCTCCAATAACATCTGATGTTGGGACGCATCAAAACCCTCAAAGTCACCTGCCACCATCAATCTACTCTTATTAAGGAGAGATCTTGCAATCTCCCCCCAATCTTCTGAATAGGGATTTGTTCCCACCGACACATAACTCCAATTCCTATTATATTGGAGCAATGCAACCGGACCATTAAAGTACATCTTACACGCAACAAGATAGTCCAATGGTCCGGCACTAAACAGGCGAGTTTTATGCGCCTTATGTATCGGCTTCCGTTCATCCTTAAGAGTATCTACAAAATAATGGTCAAGCGATACACCTCTTTTCGCCTTCTCTACTATTTCATGAACACGATCCTTCAACTGGAAACAAGCATCAGAAGACAAATCATACTCATCAGACACTCCAAAGAAATCCTTCCGAGTCATTCTTCCCTTACACTGTACATATGGAAAACCAGGAGACGTAGTACGTTTTATCGAATTAACAAACCTATCTCCGTCATATCCCAAAACAGCTTCTTCAAAACTATAGGTAGCTTTTACACTATCCGGTAATTTATCCTCAGAAGCTGCTATAATACAGGAAACCTGATCAACATAGGCATCACGAGCACATTGCACAATATCC